AGCCCAACACTGAATCCAACACTCATCTTCGTCTTGCATAATAGGTAAAGCAAATAACTTTTCTATTATGTTTACTTCAGGTATATACTTTAAAAAGTTATAATGTTCATACCTTGCAGTTGTACCTGAGTAATAGTCTGTATTTGTTGGTAAAGAAAGTATTTCTTTTTCTTTATCTAACAAAACTTTTTCTATTAGTTTACATTCTTCTGCTACTAAAAAATTTGGAATCTTTATGTGCATTGATTTACTACAGCAGCTAAAGCTAAAACAATTCTATCTTCAGGTGTTACTCCTTTTTCTGGATAATGAAACAAGCCTAAATGCCAAAGATACCATTTGTTTATCTCAGGTTTTATCTTAAAGTCTTCAAAGTCAGTACCTAATTTTGTTGGTGTGACGTACATTAAACCAGAAAGTTGTAAACCTTTTTCTTTTTTAAACATATGATTATGCATTACATTCTGTAATTCAGAACCTTTAGGTGCGTAATAACTCCACACATTTTTTTTACTAAACTCAAACTTATCTGTACCTAAATAACTTTTAAAAACATTGTTTATTGAATCATCAATCACTTTAAAAGCTTTATCAATTTTTAAATCACTTTGTATTTTTGGGTGATTACAATTATCTTTATCACAACATTTAGTTTCTTTTGTATACTCAATCAAATCTTTTTGAAACTGTTTATTGTTTACTTTCGATATGTAATTACAATTAAAAATTTCAAACACGATTTGATGAATAGTAACCCGGTAATCCAATCATTGGTCTACCATCAAACTTATTAAATTTAGCTTCTGCACTGCTATAGTCATTGTAGTGTAAAAATACTTGTCCACAATCTTTACCTTTAAAAGGTTCTCTCCAGTGTTCTAAATCACAAGCTTTATAAATTAACATATCTCCTGCTTCTAACTTAACCTCTACACCATCTTTACCTTCTTCACCTGATGGTTCTAAAAATATAGACCACTCATCTCCACCTAAATGCATAGTAGTGGATATTTCGCAAGAAGACCTATCTTTATGTCTAAATAACTCATCACCCTCTTTATAAATCCTTGCGTAGGAATAAGTTTCAGTAAGTTTCATATCTGTTTCTTTTTCCATAACAGGTTTTACTCTTTGCAATAAAGTATCCATCGCTATGTCACCATAATGAGAATAAGTCTCAGGAATCATTTTGTCATTCGAAACGCCAAAGTATGGAGTAAATTGTGAAATATATTTATCGTCAAACATGTGTCTTGCTACTGCTCTTTTATTTAAAAAGTATTGGTAACAAAAATCTGCTAACTCTTTTGATATAGCACCTTTAATTACTTGGTATTTATCTTTTTTAAAACTCATCTAAATGGGTATCCTATACTCCAACACACTAAAGAGTTTCGTGTTCCTTTAGTGACTGGTTTAACTCTATGCCAAACAAAAGAAGGAAAAACAACTACACTTCCTTTTGGTCTAATCTCTTTACAAATACGGGGTTGTACTGCTTCATCTTGGTTTCTAAAATCAAACTCTAAATCACCCCCTTCATATTCTTCAGGGTCAGTAAGAGATATAGTCATACTAAGTTTCCTTAACTTACCATGTGTGTTCTGGTCTTCTGGTTGGTCATAAGGTTCTTCATATGAATCACAATGCCAATCATAAAACTGGTCTTTTTTATATTCTGTAAACTGACAAGACTCTGACCAATCCCATTCAAAGTTCCAACCAGCGTTTGCATTTGCTTGATGTATGTAAGGTTGTATTTCTTTGTATATCCATCTGTCGTTCATCCATACCACATCAGACTTGCGTTTCTTTTGAATGTTTTTTAATTCTAATTCACTTAAATCTTTTAATTCTTTGTTTGTGTTTCCTGTAATAGCAGTTTCTTTTTCTTGCTCTTTACCATAACGAACTATATCATCACAAATTCTTTCAGGTATGGCTGACTGGAAATACCAGTAATAATATTTAAGGTTCATAAATTAAAAATATATTTTAATTATACCCACTCGTCAGCTTTAAGTTGTCTATATACTTGTCGCAAATCCCACATACTTGATGCGGTAGTAAAATCAACTGCTGCTTCTTTGGTTATAACGATACCTGCTCCGCCATTACCACCATTGTAAGACCCATTTGTTGAGTCATTTAAATGACCGCAGCCACCGCCACCGCCACCAAGATTGGCAGTTCCTGCTACTCCATTAGCGTTACCTTTTCCTGCTCCGCCACCACCTGATCCTCCTGCTCCTCCGTTAGTTCCATACACACCTCCACCGCCTCCACCTGCGTAAGTCACACTTGATCCTGAAATTGAATTTGCTGTTCCAGCACCTCCTGCTCCGAGTGTAGGACCATTACCTGTTGTACCAGCAGCACCTGCTCCTCCACCGCCACCTGCTGAATAAATAGGATGAGGAATTGAGTTACCACCAGCGTTGCCAAAAATACTCCAACCTGAAATAGCAGGTTGATTTGAAGCACCAGGGGTACTAGCATAATTACCTGCTCCGCCACCTGATCCACCAGCACCACCATTTATATTATTATATTTACCGCCACCCCCACCACCATTGGCTACATAATCACCTGTAAAAGAAGAATTGCTACCTGTTGCTCCACCAGTTCCTGGAGTTCCACCAGTACCACCTGCCCCTCCTGCTCCCACTGTTATTGGGTAAGAAGAACCTCCTGTAACAGAAAGAGAAGTATTTGTAATTAATGCACCTGCTCCACCGCCACCAGATGTTCTTGCAAGTTGAGTGTTGTTATCGTTTCCTCCACCTCCACCTCCTCCAGCTACAACTAAAACAGATAAAGTACTTGTATGAGCACCAGTAGTTAAAGTACCAGATGAATTAAAAGTTGTGGTAACTGCCGATTGAGTTGCTGTAGATACTGCTTGTGCTGCTCCGATTAATCTTGGCATTAGCTACTCCATGTTCCTGCTTTAACAGCATCGTATACTGAATTCATATCCCATATTCCTGAGCCTACATTATCACCTGCTGCTTCTTTTACGATAACGACTCCTGAGCCACCTGCTCCGCTAGGTTGGTCATAGCCACCAGTTCCACCACCACCACCACCTAAGTTGGCTGTTCCTGCGACTCCATTACCTGCAGGGTCATAATTTACACCATCACCACCAGCACCTCCGCCACCAGAACCACCAGCACCTCCACCACTAGAACTACTATTTTTAGACCCACCACCTCCGCCACCTGCATAGGTAACTGATGAGCCTGTAATTGAACTTGCTGTACCTGCTCCACCTGCTGCACCTGCTGGTACTTCTGGTGCTGGTGTGCTTGGTGGACTTGCAGTAGAACTTCCACCTACTGCACCTGCTCCACCTCCACCTGCTCCAGCACAAGCGTTGCCATAACCCGGAAAAGGCACATTTGCTGTTCCACCTGCATTTCCTTGACCTGAAGCAGCACTTCCGCCAGCTGCATTACCATGAACAGGGTTATTAGCGTGTCCGGGATTTGTAACACCTGCTCCACCGCCTGAACCTCCCGGTCCACCATTTTGTCCAAAACCTCCGGGAGAACCTGCTGAATTACCAAAACCACCACCTTCAGAGGTAATTGGAGATGGCGTACCTAAAACTGAGTCTGAGCCTTTACCACCAACACCGGGAGAAGTTGGACTATTAGGGGCATCAACACTTGCTCCACCACCGCCAACTGTTACAGGATATGGTGAGCCACCTGAAACTGGATTACCTGTAGCTGTACGATAGCCACCTGCTCCTCCACCGCCACCCATATACCAAGCACCACCACCTCCACCACCTGCAACAACTAAGTATTCAACAGCAGTTGTATAAGGAGCAGTTGTTAAAGTACCGCTAGAATTAAAAGTTGTTATAACTTCGGGTTGAACGACTGCTGGATTATCTATGCCTATTATTCCGCCATTAGCATTAGCCATAATTAGACCTCATTCCATTGAGTATTAGTAGCATCCCATTCGTAGTTGGTTATAGTTTCGTCACCATCACCTGTATAAGTTTTACCTAACCATTTTTGATTAGCTTCGTCCCAAGATATAAAAATCATAACAGAATCTATTTCTGTAACAGTAGGAAAAGTAACTGGTGCTTTCCAATCATCATTAGAATCTAATGACCAAGATGGATAAGGTTTTGGCAAAATAAATTTATTTTTACTAGCATCATAGGTCATACCTATACCTGCATATTGTTTTCTAAAATTGCTGTTGTATGAAGTTTGTTTCCAAGCAGTTCCATTTTCTGAATGTGGAACAATTGTTTTTACAAATGTTTCTGCATCTGCGTGTAAATCTCCACCGTTGGAATCTACATCTTCATTAGATATTACGATTACTCGTAATACTTCATTACTTGAGTTAAGTTCGGCAAAATGAGCCATTGTTAAATACCTCCTTTAATTAAGCGTCATCTAGTTCTTCATAGCTAATAGTGTAAGTCAAGTCTGAGTTTGCACTTGCACCACCTTCTAAGATGTCTCCTTCTTCTAA